AATAATACTAATAATACTAATAAAATTTTAAAAACGATATAAAATATAAAAAAATATGTTATTATATTTTACATTGTTTCTCACAATTATCCTTTGATTTTTTACATTTGCTATACTTGACAATATAATATATTAATCCTATAATTATTGTTAAAATAAATATTATACCTAGTACAACAAATATTGTCCTATTTTTAAGAACAAAATTATAAAAAGATGTATCAAAGTTATTCCATGTACTAGAATCATCAATTGTATTAATATATATTTCTTTTATATCTTCGGGTTTATCTATAATAAGTTTACCATTGACTATAGAATATGGATTAAATAATTTTCTTGGAAGTATAATATAAGAATTATTTAGCATAGCTGGTCCTGTTGTAAACATTACTTTTAAATGTTTACCAATACAATACCAAGGAAGTTTAGGGTTTATTATTCTCTTTTGTATTTTTTTCATAATTTCGCTATATTTTGGAGATATCATAAATAAATTGGTAATGTTATCAGAATTTGAAGAATATACAAAATGATTTAAATTACACTTGATCATAGAGTCAATATTTTTTTAAAGGGTACATATCTAAATCACAGTAAATCCCTCCATAATCATATAGAATAAAATATCTAATCATATCAGCTCTTTGTATAAGATATTCATATTTTTTATAATGGTGTACAATCTCTGGATGGTAACTATTCAGGTATGATATTTTTTCCATAATTTAATTGCTTTTTTCCACTTATCGGGAACTTCTTTTTTTTTATTTCCTAAAAAAGTGTCATTTATCCATACTTGGTGTATAATTTTTGGTATACTAGAAGACCTAAATGATATTGTTGGATTCATTTATTTTAACTTTTAAAATAAATTTATATTATTTAGGTCTTCTATTGATCCATTTTGGTAATATGATTCTTGAAACCTATACTATATTATTAAGCTTTTTATATATCTTTCAAATTTGTGTTCTTTCAAATTTGTGTTCTTTCAAATTTGTGTTCTTTCAAATTTGTGTTCTTTCAAATTTGTGTTCTTTCAAATTTGTGTTCTTTCAAATTTTTATATTCAAGAAAGAGGATTTTTTAGAGGATTATATGGTTCGTTTGTTAATTGTTGAGTATTTGATGGGTTATAATAATTAGGAGTTGAATTTATTTGAGTGTTTGTATATATAACATCATTATATATGTATAGATTTGGAGTAATTCCAGTATTTACTACTTTTGTTATTTTAGATCTATAAGGAGTTTTAATCGAAAACATTTTATTTAATATAATTAAATATTAAATAATTAATTATTTTAATCACGCAAAAATCACACAAATTAATAATCTTTTTATTTTAAATATTCTATAGCTTCTAAAGCAGCTTTACAACCTGATCCAGCTGCAACAATAGCCTGTTTAAATTTCTTCTCATTTGATAAAATATCTCCAGCAGCAAATATACCATCTACATTTGTCTGTGTAGAATTACTTTCTGTTAAAATATAACCGTCTTGATCTAATGCTACTGGTATATTACTATTTTTTAGAAAAAATATACATGGTTCATGGCCTATAGCGTAAAACAATCCGTTAGCTTTATATTGTGTTTCTTTTCCTGTTTTAATATTCTTAACTCTTATACTTTTTAAGAAATTATCATTATTTTTATTTTCATCATTTGGGTCATTTATTTCATTTGGGTCATTTATTCCATTTGGGTCATTCGAATCATAGACACCAACAATCTCAGTATCCCAAAGGATGTTTATTCTATTATTAGAAAAAACTCTTTCTTGCATAATTCTACTTGCTCTAAACTGGTCTCTTCTATGAATGATATGTACTTGAGATGAGTATTTACTAAGAAATAATGCTTCTTCCATTGCAGTATCTCCTCCTCCTACTACAAACAATGGCTTATTTCTAAAAATAGGAAGGGCTCCGTGACATACAGCACACGCTGTTATTCCTTTATTCCAGAATAGTTCTGAACCTTCAAAAGATAATTTTTTGGCAATTGAACCCGAACATATGATAATAGATTTTGTTATAATATATCTATTCATATCATCATAGTAAATTTTATATTCTTTAGAATTATCATCTTTAGTTATTCTTTCGACATATTCACTTACTATTTTTGTTCCCCATCTTTCAGACTGTTGTTTAAAGTTTTGACACAGATCATATCCTTGAATTCCTTCTGGAAATCCAAGATAATTTTCTACTTCTGTTGTCTGTGTTAGTTGTCCTCCTGGAGTATCCGATCCTTCAAATAATATGGTATCTAAAAGAGCTCTTGATGTATATACAGCACAAGAATGACCAGCAGGCCCTCCTCCTATTATACAAACATCATACCGATCAACCATTTTTTATAATAAAAATTTATATTTAAATAACAAAATAAATGAGACTGGTAAAATTATTTATTCTATCAATTGTTATATTATTTTGGTTTTCTATGACCTATTGCGTTGCTAATAAAGCAATAGAGTTTTATGAAGACTTAAGCATACCAAAAGTAGACTTTCCATTTAAAAATTTGTATGATGATAAAGGAAATAAACTTAATATTATACTTATATCAGCACCTTTTAGGGAGAAAAAACATGAAGATTTATATGAGGAATATAAAAAGAAAGGTCTAAGTTTTTGTGGGATATCAAGTTACCTTGAATTTCCATCTAAAATAAATAATCCATTTGAAGATCGATTTCACGAAACACAAAGACATAACTATTTGTCTATGGTTTCAGCTTGGTTATATTGTTTTAGACAACCAAGCCAAGAAATGATAAATTCTGGAAAACCTCTTCTATTATTAGCAGAAGCAGACTTAAAAGATACAGATGCTTATAAACCAACTCAAAAAACAGAAAAGAAATATGACTTTATGTACTGTTGTCTAAAAGATAATGATAAATGTGATCCTGGTTGGCAATCCTACAATAGAAATTGGGACGTTGCTAAAAAATGTCTCGAGATTTTCTGTGGTAAATTTGGATTAAGAGGTGTATTGATTGGAAGAGAAAATTGTGAGTTTACTGATAAATGTAACGGAATAGTAGAAGTTATCCCATTTTTACCATTCGATAAATTTCAAGAAAAGATGCAAGAGTGTAAGTTTCTTTTTGTTCCTAATATTTCGGATGCTTCACCAAGAGTAATTACAGAAGCTATTTCATATAATATACCCGTTTTGGTTAATTATAATATACTTGGAGGATGGAATAACGTTATTTCAGGTGTAACAGGTGAATTATTTACAAGCGATAAAGATGTAACAGAATGTGTTAATAGAATTATTAATAATTATAATAATTATAAACCGAGAGATTGGTTTGTGAAGAATAGAGGAAAGAAAAATTCAGGTAAAGTTTTAGCAAGGTTTCTTATTGAAAACTTTCCTAATATAAATAATAAAAAAATGGAATACGCTACAGTACAAATATAAAATTATTTAGGAATTGGTGTTCTTTTTTCTATTTCGAGTGTTATATCTACTTCATCCTCATCTTCGTGATCATCTTCATCCTCATATATATTATATTCATTATATTCGTTATATTCATTATATGGTTGTGATCTATATCGTGGTAGATATGGTGGATACTGTTGTTGCTGATATGATGGATACGAGTATGATGGTTGATATGGGTAATAATTTACATAATTATAACCACCTCCACCTCCACCATAACCACTATTACATCCACCTCCACCCCCACCGTGTCCTCCACCACCACCTCCACCGTCTCCTCCACCACCTCTATAACCCTCTTTATTTTTTTTATAAAAGACTATACTATTTAAAATAATAGATAGAACAGCTAACGTTATTAAAAGATATAAAATCTTATTGTTCATTTTATATTACGATTTATAATATAAAATTATTATTCTTTTAGAAGTTTCTTTGCCAATGAAACTGATTGTTTAAATGCTTTATTAGAATCAGAAGATTTACCCCATAAATGCCACCAGCTCCAAAAACCAGGTTTATATGGATTATAGATTTTATCTCTTTTATGTCGTTGTCTATAACGTTCTCTTCTTTCCTTATCTTTGTGTTTTGTATAATCACTCATTCCAGCTGCTCCGTATGAGACTTTTTTTAGCTTACCTGTTTTACTTGGTACATATACATCCCATTTTTTATTTTTATCTGTACTTTTATATAAAGTAAATGGTTTATTCGAATTTGATATCGACTTTCTTTTACTTTTTCTTACCGACTTTCTTTTACTTTTTCTTACCGACTTTCTTTTACTTTTTCTTACCGACTTTCTTATCGATTTTCTTATTGACTTTCTTTTAGTTTTTCTTACCGATTTTCTTATTGACTTTCTTTTAGTTTTTCTTACCGACTTTCTTATCGATTTTCTTATTGACTTTCTTTTAGTTTTTCTAAATCTTAAATCTTTCTCGTCATCTTTATTTTTAATAGTATGTTCTATATTTTTGTTTTGATATGATAATTCATAAAAGATGGTTGGAATTATTTGTTCAGTATAAGATATCTTCATTGTTGCCTTTGACATAACAAAAGAAGGAATTTTTCTTACTAAATCTTTTTTATATCTATTTAGTACATTAAATATTCCAGGAGCAATTAAGACTTCGTTTTCCCCTTTATCAAAAGAACTAATATCCATTGCCATGTCTCCTTTCTTTAAATGTATAATTAATCGACAACATTCGTCTGATGCAAATGGTTTATCCTTACTCGTAGATGTAAATGTTGGATTAAATCCAAGTGATTTTTGAAATTCTTCTTCTGTTGTACGTATTCCTCTGTATACAATAATATCTTCTAATATACGATTTTTGTCTATTACGCTATATAAATTTTTATATAATTCTTCTTGTTCTTCGTTAAGAGGTTTTCGTTCTCTTAAATTTTCATTAAAACTAAGATAACTACTTCCAATATATTTTTTAATAGCTTCTTTTTCTTCTTTTGTTATATTTATTGTACTCATTTTTATTATAAATTATAATAAAAATAATCAAAATCTTCGTCTGTAATTATTTTTCTTCTTTTTTATCTAAATTCAATCTTATCATCGGTTTCATTAGTATCATTAGTATCATTAGACTCGTAAGGCTCATAGACGTCATCAGGTTCATCATTAGATTTAAGCTCATTAGATTCGTAGGATTCATTATAGTCAAATATAATTTCTCTTGTACAATTCTTTTTAAGTTTTTCGATATTATACCTAATACTATGAGTGAAAAAAAAGTCTCTAATATCATTAAAGTCTGGAATATCACAATATGGTATATAAATATCTTTTACACATGACTCTTCTATTTTAAACATTTCTCTACACCTCTTGTATTTTAAAGGTAAAAACATATCATCTGTATATTTTGATGTACCATCTTTATTTTTAAGAGTCTTTAGATGATTTAATACAGTTTCTATATTTTCATAAGCTTTCAAAAGATTATAGCTCTTTTCAGGTCCAATAAGATAAATATTTGAATTATAGTCACATTCACACATAATACATAAATCGGTGAATGTCTCTCTTGTCATTGATGTTCCTTCTAAAATTTTATCATAAGATATCTCTACAACTGTATCATTAAGAGTATCTATCTTTGTTAAAAAAATAGGAGAACCATAGGCTATAACATCAGTGTCTTCTGATAAAACAAAATCAACTTTTCCATACACACATAAATGAGAACAGAAATTTTCTGCTTCCTGTGGAGCTTGTATATAAGGTATTTTCATTACATCAAAAAGGTCTTTAGTGAGCTGTACATCTTCTGGACTAATAGAAATAAGCATACTTTTCATTGTTTCTAATTTGACCTTTGCGAGATTTATATTATAATTCTTTATAACTTGTTGTCGAAATAAGCTTGTTACTTTATTTTCACAAAGTTCTTCGATAAGAGATCCGATGATACCATGTTTTTCAAAATCATTAATTTGTCTTTCTAATTCAACTATCTTTTTAGACTGATTTTCTCTTGAATCTCTTCGTCTTTTTTGTTCTTCAAGTTTTTCAATTGGTGCTTGACCATCGTATACAAATACACAATGTATATCGTGTTTTCTCAAGGAATTAACAAGATTAATAAAAGATTCGACCCATCTATTTCCTGCTATAGCCTTATATTTATAAAGATATAAGGATATATCAATAGCCACTTTTCTATAAGAATATTCAGAAAGATGTTTAGGTTTATAACAATCTTTCGAATATTTTTCGAGAAGCTTATGAAGATTCTTTATACCCATCTTTTATAATAATTTTTTCATTTAAACTTATTAATCATTTTTATTCTTTCTTTCTTATTCTTTCTTTCTTATTCTTTCTTGTAACTCTTTTTGATTTACGTATTATCTTCCTTATTTTATCCTTTACTTTTTTAGACTTTTTACGGGTAACCTTTTTTATCTTTTTAACTCTTTTTAGATTTTTATCCTTTTTATCCTTTTTATCCTTTTTATCCTTTTTGACCTTTTTAACCTTTTTAAGTCTCCTAAAAGCAAAATTTTCTTCTTTGTCATCCTCATCTTCTTCGTCATCATCGTTTTCGTCTTCATAACTTTCAATTATATTTTTATGATCTTCGAGATCATTCATCTGGTCATTTTCTATATTTAATCTCATAATCTTTTCATTTAAATAAGAAGGTATTGAATATTGAAAAATATAGTTTAATGATTCCTCATTTCTTCTATATCTTAATGACATAAGATCATTTTTATCTATTGAAAGTGTATGTAAAATTTTAACAACATTCGATCTAATCTTTGTTTTTATTTTTGGTATAGTAAGTTCAATTGATATATTGTAACTAGGTATAATATATTCATCTGAAAGAGGATCTCCATGATAAACAAACTGAGGATGCAAGCATGGATTATTTATACATTTTTTAAGACGAGATGGATGATTCTTAAATTTTTTAATATAATCATATGTTAGATCGTCTTCCAACTGAAATATATATAAAAATAAATCACCTTCTTTATCTGCCAATTCATATAATTCTAATGTATACCAGATTGCGATACTTGGTTCTAATCCAAAAAACAAAGATTTATTATCTTTCAAATCTTCAATTAGATTTGGATTTAGACTTCCATGATATAAAATAGTACCTTTAGGTATAGTATGATCTTGATATAATTCTTGAACAATATCTAATATTTTTAACTCTACTGTTTTATGATTATAATCTTTTTCATCTACCTGGTAATAACGACTCATATCAACATCCTCTTCTTCTTCATCTTCTTCATCTTCTTCTTCATCTTCTTCTTTATTTATTAACATACCAAGATTTTCTGCTGTTAATAGATTAGGATCACTTAAATTCAAACTGAGATTTTCTGTAGTTAATAGATTAGGATCACTTAAATTCATACCAAGATTACCAGATTCATAAGACGTACTTGGATAAGGATTATAATCACCCAAATTCATACCAAGATTAGGTTGATATTGATAAGGATTATCTAAGTAATGAGAATTACTTAAATTTATACCATAGTCTTCAATATCTCCAATGTTCATTTATTATTTATATTATTTATAAGTAATTATTATTTTTATCTTTTTGTCTTATTTTTAATTTAGTATCTTTATATTTGTGGTTATAACTGTACCAATTTCATTTGTAAGTTTTATATTTTTAATACAAGTATATATTATTTTTGTATATTTTGGGATATCTTTCTTGTAAAGATAGATCATTTTACCAATTTTTCTTATATATTCTTTTGGTATCTTATCTCCCTTATTTTCTAAAATAATATGACATGAACTAATATCCTCAAGATGAAACCATAAACTGTCTGGATGTGAAAGTTTTATTATTTCTTGATTTCCTAAAGCATTTTTTCCTATGTAAATATTATAATCTTTATGATTGATGTTTATATTTTGTATAATATAATTGACCATATTTATAAAAAATAATATTATATAAATATAAATATAAATGTCATCATTACCAACTTCATCAATTTCAACGTCTCTATCTCCACCTGCTTCATATAAGGAGATAGGTTTAATTTTTCTTGGTATTATTATTTCCTTAGTAATGTTAGGATTAATTGTTTCTTATTTTTTAAGAAAGAAGAAACAGTCTATGCCGAGCTCTTCACCAAGTCCATCAAGAACAAGTTCTAATTTTGCCCAATTAAATGTCGATAGACAAAATGACGAACTTAGAACTAAAATGAAAACGTCTTCTTTTAATACACCATATGTATAGACAATAAATATAACAGATATTTAAAGAAAGTGTTAAAAGCAAATATGTTTTTAACAACACAGACTGATGAGAACCAAAAAAATAAGCATATCTTTTTTTTAGAAAATTTATTATCAAAGTTAAAGAATAATCAAACTTCTCCATCAGAACAACGAGAACTATCAGAATTCTATATAAAAAACATGTTTATCAATAATGATAATGAAATAGATGAAAAAAAAATTTCTAAATATTTATATATGGGATGGTATATTTATGAATTTTTAATTTGTGATGATAATAATAAATAGAAGTATGGATGACATGCAAAATTTATTAAATGTTCTAAAAGAACAAACTGCCATAGCTGTTCCTATAAGCGATTCAGAAAAAACAAAATTTAGATCATCTAAAAGTTTTAAAAAGGGTCAAAAAGAACCAACTCATTTTGTTATACCTCCAAACAAAGCTCAAATTACTTTTAACAGAAAGAAAAAGAATTTTAAAACAGTTGCACCAGGAAGATTTAAATCATCTGGTGTGGCCTTACCAAAAAACTGGACTAATTTTGATCCAAAAGCTTCAAAATATGCTGCTTATGTCACAAAACCTCAAAATCAACAGAAATGCGGTTCGTGTTTTGCCTTTGCTGTAGCAACTGTTGTGAATGATGTATTTATTTTTGGAAAGAAACTAAATTTTAATCCTGATATAAGCCCTCTATCAATATTATCTTGTGTAAAGGATAAAACATGTAATCTTCAATGTGATGGTGGAGATCCACTTGGAGTTCTTGATTGGATACAGAATCGTGGAATAACAACAAATTATTGTATGAATTATGCTGATTGTTGTAATAGTATTCCAAGTTGTTATCAACCAGTTAAAAAAGCATTTGATGAGGCTAAAAAAGAAAAAACATTCAAGTCTTCAAATAAACCTATAGAAATACCTCCATGTGGATGTTGCGGCGATGGTCCAAAGTTTTCTTATTATATTAATCAACCAATTCTTGTTTCAACAACTACTGGCGATAATATAAAAGGTGATAAAGATGCTGTTCAAATTATAAAAGAACATTTATTTGCTTATGGTGCAGCAGTATCAGGATATATCGTCTATACTAATTTTGTTAAAGATAAATCAAACGGAAAGTTCGAAAAAACTTCTGGAATATACATTGAATCTGAAAAATATTGCCCCGATACTGTTACCGTAGATGGGAAGGAAACAAAAGTTGATCAATTTGAATTTATGGGCTGTCATGCTATATCAATTGTTGGATGGGGTGTCGAACAGAAACCTATTAAACTTGATGATGGAACTGTTTTAAATAATACACCCTATTGGTATTGTAGAAATTCTTGGAGTGATAAATGGGGTTTAGACGGGTATTTTAAAATGGCTATGTATCAAAAAGTCGGAAATAAAGAAATAAACAAAACAACTGCTTTTGAAAGGGTAAATTCCGTTACAATTAAAAAAGACGTCTATCAAATGGGGGGTACGATTGTTTTTACTCCAAAAAAGTTCGGTCCTTACGATAAAGAACGTGATAAATGTGACGAGAAGGCTAAAAAATATAAAGAACCTTCTCCTAAAGATAATAAATCATCTTTACTATTAGCTTCACCTTCTTCACCTTCTTCACCTTCTTCACCTTCTTCACCTTCTTCACCTTCTTCACCTTCTTCACCTTCTTCACCTTCTTCACCTTCTTCACCTTCTTCACCTTCTTCACCATATAAAAAAGGTACTTTTATTTATTTATTATCTTTTATGAATATTTTATCAATTTGTCTTATTATTGGATTTTTGTATATAAAATATTATAAAAAAAAATAAAAGACAAATAAAATGGGTTTACAGGAAGTTTTAATATTGGTAGTGATACTTTTGTCTCTTGTTAATTTTATATTGACGGGTGTTTCTTTATCGAGATCTAATTATATAGCAAAAGATAAAGAAAAATATTCCGAACGGCGCAGAACATGAATAAAATAATAAAAAAATGATTAATATAAATGAAAATATTAATTATACTTATTATACTTATTATATTACTTTTACTCATATGTCCTATCATATATTTATCTAAAAATTATATAGAGTCATATGACTCTTATAAAGATATAAAAATACTTAATTTAGTATTATATAGTAAAGGTGATTCTTATGATAAGATGTATAATATAACAAAAAAGTTTTATTCTAAATTCTATCCGCAAGTTAAAACTATATATTATTTATTTGATGATAGTGTAACTACTCCAACTTTTAAAGATGATATTCTTTTAATTCCAGGAAAGGAGAGTTATTTACCAGGAATATTAGATAAAACAATAAAAGCAATAGAGCTAACTAAAGATATAGATTATGATTATCTATTAAGAAGTAATATAAGCACTATTGTAAATTTTAAAATGTTTTTAAAATATTTAACTATTAATAGAAATATAGATTATGGGGGTTCGTGGATGCTTACTCATATAAGAAAAGGTTTTAGAGATCCTTTAAATGGTATAAATGATGATAGATATGATGGTCTTAATTTTATATCTGGAACTGGTATAGTAATGTCAAAAAAAGCTATAAGAAATCTTTTAGAAAATAAAAATAAAATAGATTATTCAATAGTCGATGATGTATCTATTGGAAATTTTTTTCAAAATAATACCAATATAAAACCTTTTTCATTTGATTCTACTGTCTCATATGAAAAAGATCTTACAAGAGATCCTAACAGTATAGATTTAAATATAATATTTTATAGAAATAGAAGTTTAGATAGAAAAAATGATGTTAAAAATATGGAAGTTATATCAAATTTATTAAGCAGTGTTTTATAATGTTTTAATGTTTTAATGTTTTAATGTTTTAATGTTTTAATGTTTTAATGTTTTAATGTTTTAAT